GAGGCTGTGTGCGCGGAGCGGTGGAAGGAAACCATCGAGCGCATTAAGCGGTTGGAGATGATCCTTATCGGTGCCTGCGGCGCAGCGCTTATTCTCATGGCTGGGATGATTTGGAAGATGTAGTTGCTATGGAAAACAGAAAATTATTCTTAGCTTTTGTTTTGGGTTCTTTTTTCTGGGCGCTTCCCGCTTGGGCCGTGGACACTGTCACGAATACGACGGCTTCCAACACGGTTAGCTCGTCTTCAAACACGGTTAGCTCGTCTTCAAATACCGTCAGCAATACGACGGCAAGCAATACGGTCAGCAGTAATACCAGCGGAAATACGGTTATCGACAAGGCTCCAAGCACTGCCTCTGCACCAAGTATCGTTGTCAATAATTCTGACGTCTGCGTGACGGGCCTTAGTTCTGCGGTACAAACTTCCGTTTTTGGAGCGGCGGTTGGTACTACTGTCAGAGACAAAAACTGCGAGCGGTTGAAGCTGGCAAGAAGCCTGTACGGTATGGGCCTCAAGGTGGCAGGCGTTTCCCTGCTCTGTCAGGATGTCAGGGTGTTCGATGCCATGATTGCGGCAGGGACACCTTGTCCGTATGAAGGTAAAATAGGAGATGCCGCAAAGGTAGCTTGGATGGCGGCCCCAGAAGAATCACCGGAAGGCTCGAAGCTACGGGCTGACGCAATCAAGATTAAAGAAGCTGCGGAAGCTGCTGAAGAGGCTCGGCAAGATGCGTTAAATCCTCCTGACCCAGATCCTGAATATCCATCATGATAGTCAGAACCATCCTCACAACGCTGCTCGCAGCGGGTTATTTATTTATCCTCTGCGTGGCTGTTTTGATTCTTGTTGGGATAGCAAATGCTGAAAATCTAACAACCGACAATCTTTCTCCTGCCATGTCGGACATGACCGCATCGGAAGGGACATCAATCGGCACAGGTACAGGTTGTCAAACTGGGAAATATTGCACGTCAGGCACGGTCGAGGGCGGTGGAACCTACAGCAGCAATTTCGACATTCCGTTGACGCAGGCAGAGATTAATCTTGGCTTCACGCTCAACACTGGCGTAACTATTAACTCACATTCCAGCAACGCAAGTCTGCAAAGCTGCACAGGCGGCGTCCTGCAACAAGGCGATTGCAAAGACATGTTTAGCCTGACGGTAAATTTTAAGGACGGCACGACAATCGTCGAGACTTTCAAGCACGAGGAAGAACTTGACTGGTCTGGCCTTCAAGATTTCAGTTTCACAGACACAGTCGGAGCAAATTCCTACGGAATTTTAACGGCTTCATTTGAACTTTTCGGCATAGATGCAGGTTACCCTGTTGGGTACTACGGACCACAATTCAGCAATCCAAGCATGACTTTGGATTATCAGACGGCCCTAGTGATAACTGAAATACCAACGGTGATTACCGATTTGACCGAGACGGTGATTGAGACTGAAATAGAAACGACGGACATTACTGGAACAACCCCCGTCTTGCCGACATATACCGTAGCCAGCGCAGCGACGTACACGACCCCCGCCGCGCCTACAGTAACCGCCGCACCTCCGTCAACAGCAGTAACCGCTTCGTCTCCTCCCCCTGCGGATGCGGCAGTTACGCCGTCCATGTCAACAACTGCCGCGCCTCCTGCCGCGCCTACAATTCAAGCCGCTGCCCCCGCCACGGAGACACAACAGGCTGAGACACAACAGGCGGAGGCTACGATTGAAGCCGCGATATCGGAGCCAGCAGCAGCCGAGCCAGCAGCAGCCGAACCAACAGCCGAGCCAACGACAGCCGAGCCAGCAGCCGCCGAACCAACAGCAGCCGAACCAGTCGTGGAAAAAACAAAGACAGCGGAGAAAAAACCTGCGGCTAAAGCTAAAGCTAAGAACCGCAGAGCTGCCCCAACAACGGTAGTAGCAGCGCCGGTCTCTCCAATTGCGGCAGCGGCGCAGAGAGTTGTCGCTGCAATAGCTCCCAGTCAAAAGTACGGAGCACAGGCTCAGACTGTGACCTTGGTTGCGATGGGCATTATCGGGCAAAACAAAGGGCTGCTTAAAGGACCGGGTCTCCCAGATTCACCAAAGTTTTTTAGCACAAGGGGTATTCCAGATGGTCCCTCGATGGTGGACAGAATGACGAATTATCGCTTTAGCGGGCAGGCATCAGCGGTACATAATGCACTGGTTGAGAGCCAATGGAGCAAGTAGATGGCGGAAGTTGAATACAAGGGCATAAAGGTAGGAGGGTCTAAACTCCTGATAATCTTGCCATTGCTAGGCACTTTGGGTGGCGGTCTCTGGGGCGGATTTGAGTTCTGGAAAGACTACCAGAATCTAGTGGCTACAGTGAAAAATTATACGGCCCCTGATATGAGCGGCTTTGATAAGAAACTAGCCGTTATGAGCAAAACAATGGGCACTGTGACCAAGGAGATGGCGTCTGTTCGCAACCGGGTTCTCGAAGTCCAAGGAATTGTACGTGACACGCGGCAGGATACTAGGGCCGATGCGGCCTCCCTTGAAAACTCCATATCTGCTGTGGATAAACGTTCCCGCACCATTGATGCGGAGACCCGCGCTGCGATGCGTCAGGCTGAAAAAACGATGCGTGGCATTGTAGCGAGCGCGAATGAACGGTTTGACTCAAAGATTAACAGGGTCACCACGACTGCGCGGCAGTCCGAGAAGAACATTCGAGACATTACAGAGTCGGCATCGAGCCGCTTCGACGGAAAGATCAACGGCATAGACTCCAAACTGAATGTGTTCGAAAAAAGGCAAGACAAGACGCTGAGAGACGCTCTCAATAATCCATTGCTCAAAAGGTGATTGATGACTTATGACGAGATACACATGCACAAAAAGGCACTCAAGCTGGAGGTGGGTATACTGAGAGATCGCTACGAGTCGCCTAATGGCACTGGGCCGTTGCACACGGCAGTGAATATCCTAGAATCCCGCATAGGGGAGATAGACGATATTCTGGTATTTAAAGGATTTCTGGAGAGTTAGGTTATGGCAAAACAAAAGAAGTTACAAAAAAACAGCAAGCATAGTGAGCTTGACTTAGATGGCGACGGCATCGTCAGTGACGCAGAACTTGCTGCGAGCGTAGTTCTTACCCAACACGAGAAGGCTGACGCGCAGAGACGTATGGCGTGGGTCGCAATGGGGTCTATGATCGTTTTTACTTTCGCAGTATTTTTGCCCATATTCCCAGATGGTCGAATTAAGGCGCTTTCTGATCTATTCGGATTGTTCTACATCGGGCAAGCGGGAGTGATAGGCTCCTATATGGGGATGACTGCCTACATGGCTAAAGGTAAATGATGCTCAAGATATATTTTTTGATTATCGTCCTTGGGTTAGTAGGTGGCTCAGTTTACGGGGCTTATTTTTACTATAAAGATAGCCAAGAACGTATTCAGATTTTGACTGAAAATAGCGCGAAGTTGGAGACAGCCAAGAAGCTGCAGGATGCCACAATCAACACCATGATCGAGGATCGTGAGCGGTTCTCTGCATTAACAAATAAACTCCAGATCAAACTCGACCGGGCTAATTCTTACAAAAATGTCCTAATAAGTAAGTTGCGAAAGCACAACCTCGCAAAGCTCAGTCTAAAAAAACCCCGTTTGGTAGAAAAGAAGATCAATGCTGGAACAAAGAAGTTATTCCGTAGTCTGGAAATTATCAGCGGCGCTCCTGCTCCTGTCGTTGTTAAGTAGCTGCGCCGGATTCAAGAAGATACTGCCGGTTGAGATCAAGACAATCGAGGTGGAGCGGAGCATACCTATCCAGAAGCAGCCGCGTGCGGTGTCTCTCAACGACATTCATTTCTATGTGGTGACTCAGGACACGTTTCCCGCGTTTAAGAAGCGTTTTGTTAAGGAAAACGGAGACCTTTTGTTCTATGCTCTAAGCGTACGGGATTATGAGACGCTTGCAATGAACATGGCTGAGATAAAGCGGTTCCTTGCACAGCAGAAACACCTTATCCTGTATTACGAAAAGGCTGTAAAACCAGTGGAGAAGAAAAAATGATTGACCAATTGCGCGAAGAGCTTGCTGTTGATGAGGGTTGCGTACATAAAATTTACTTAGATCATCTTGGTCTAAAGACGTTAGGAATCGGACATCTTTGCCGTGAGGGCGAGCCTGAATATGACATGGAAGTCGATACGCCTGTCAGCGAGGAACGTGTTAATGAGCTGTTCGACAAGGACATAGCTTGGACGGTAAAGGACTGCTACAAGATACTACCTGATTTCGATATGCTGCCCGAGCCTACTAGACTAATCTGTGCCAATATGATGTTCAATATGGGCGTCAATCGAATGGGGATGTTCAAGAATTTCTTGGCCGCTGTTGAAGATAGGGACTGGGAAAAAGCCGCAATCGAGATGGAGGATTCGCGGTGGCATAAGCAAGTAACCGCTCGTGCAGATCGCTTAATCGTTAGGATGAGGGCATTAGTATGAATAAGAATATTGCCGCAAAACAATTAGCGGATGGTACTATAGTATCATCCCACAGCATAGAAATAGTGTGCGCTGCTTGTGGGTATGATCTTGATGAAACAGAATTAGACGCAGATAAATGCTCGGATTGTGGACAAGATCTTGGGTTAAAACGTAGTGTGTCTGTGCAGGCAACTTCTGTCCCTGCGTACGGAGAGGCTTAGGAGCAACCTATAATGCCTTTAAAAAAACTAAGTTTAACACCGGGCGTTAACAGAGAGAAAACAAGTTATTCCGCTGAAACAGGGTGGTATGACTGTGATAAGATACGTTTTCGTCAAGCATTTCCTGAAAAAATAGGGGGTTGGCAACGTATATCGAACAATGTGTTCCAAGGCGTATGCAGGTCTCTCTGGGCTTGGCGTACTCTAGGGGGGCAGAAAATTACCGGTGTCGGAACGCATCTAAAGTTTTATCTGGAAGTTGGTGGGAGTTATTACGATGTAACTCCTGTTCGCGCTACTACCACTAATGCAACTACTTTTGCTGCTACTAACGGCTCCACAACACTTACTGTTACAGACAATAGCCACGGCGCACTCGCCGGAGATTTTGTTACTTTTAGCAGCGCAGCATCTCTTGGTGGGGTTATAACTGCTG